AAATAAAGGTGCGAATTTATAATAAAAATTAATATATTTATTTTTATTATAATGAATAGCACAACAGATTCAATATTACAATCAAATAATATGGCTTCCATATTAGGTTCAAATGATAGTTCCAGTTCTACAGGGGTTTTAAGTGATAGTTCTGGTGGATTTTTTAGTGGTTTAAAAAACGTAGGTTTAACTACTTGGCTTATTATTTTTTTAATTTTGGCATTTTTGGGGTTTAACATTTTTGTTTATTTAGCAAAAGGAACACAAGATATTAGCAGTTTTTTCGCACCATTTATAGAAAACATATTCGGTACTACAGCTAGTGCAGCAGGGGAAGTAGTAAATGTTTCAGCCGAAGGTGCAAAGACTGTTGTAGGAGAAACCGCACAGGCAATAAATGCAGGTTTGACCAGTATTCAAAATGTTACCCCAAATAACGCGCCTACAACTGTTAAGTCACAGTCAGTTCAAAATACTATTCAGCAACCAGACATTATGGCAAACAACACATTAAATAAGGCATTAAATACTTCGCAGTCACAAATTGCGAATGACGAATACCAGGCAAATGAGGCATCCAGTTCTCTCCTCGATAATGGAGGTACAACAGGTAAAGCCGGGTGGTGTTATATAGGTCAAGATAAAGGTGTTAGAACTTGCTCGCAAGTTGGCGCAAATGATGAGTGTATGTCAGGTGATATTTTTCCTAGTCAAGAAATCTGTGTAAACCCGAATTTAAGAACCTAATGTAAGAACCAAGTGTAAGAACCAAGTGTAAGAACCTAATGAAAGAACCAAGTGTAAGAACCTAATGTAATAATTACATGTTAATTATTTCTATTGTATTTGACGGTAAAGAGTTTATAGTGTTACTAACCGCAGTAACATAAAATGTATTAGTAGAAGGATTCGTTAAATTATTAATTGTTGTAGTTGTTACATTATAAGGAATTGTAAGAATTAGTATACCATTTTTATATATATTGAAAGAAGAAATGGGAAGGCAAATACTATTATTAATGGTCCACGATAACGTAACGCTAGTATTATTATACCCATCTAAAGTTAACACTGGCGGATATGGAGTAACGGCACTTTGAAATCCCTTATATCCCTGAGGCCATTTATTTAAACTATTATTCATTGTAAAACGTCTTCTAGGAAAAAATGTTTGTAATCTAGGGTTCCAGCATAAATTCATAATTTTACCAGGAACGTCTGAGCAATACGTCGGAAAACATTGTTTTTCGGTTACGGTTTGTATTATTTCTCCAGTACACGGATTCGAGTAAGAACTACAAATTAATGTCCCACCATCTTGTATAGTATTGGTAGAACAATTAAATGGATTTGGAATTCCATATTGAAATGGTCCAGAAATATTGTTTGGCGACCCAACAATTTCATTAGGAAAAGGAATACTTTTATAATTTATACGCGCGAGGCTAGATGTATTCGGATTTGTATAAGTTTGGGATTGCGTCGCAAAAACCTTGGTTCTATTACTCCATAAACCTTTTGATATTTGCGAATATTTTTGATTTTTTGTAAGCCTAGAACTATTTCCTTTATACTGTAAAATATTCCCCTTGTATTGTTTTTTTTCTTGAACAATTGCTTCGCCTGAAGCGAGAGTTTGGTTTGTTAATGGAATGTATATAGAATTATATGAATTGTCTGGAAGTACATATGTACACGAGCTTTGAACCCTTGACCATACCCTTGGAGGAACTGGAATATAATTATATGAATTTGACATCTTATATATAGATTATTTATTTATTTAGTAAAAAAATAATCTAATCTAACAAATTTTGTTTTAAGTTGTTCGAGTAGACTTTAAGGATTATACATATCATCAGACCCGTAAAAGAACCATCTTAGAGAGAAATAGTCGGCGGATTTTTCATTGATACCATTTGCACCAATCATATTAGTATTTGGTCCCTTTGATACTAACCTTTGAATAGCTGCCGTTCCTAAAGCATAGTTATAATAACACAAGTTAGAAATATAACCATTAAACCCGCCATTCATGGCAACGTATACGTCTCCGTAATTTTGTTTTGGGACACCGGATAACTCAATACTTCTTGTAATAGTTCCATTTATATAAATATCTAATGTTGTGTTTTGACATCTTATAATTATATTTAACCATTTGTTTAATGGTATATCAGGAATTGTAATTTCTTCATTAATAACGTTAAATGTATTCATTAAAACAACTAGGTCATTTGTATCAGGGGCAATATATAAGCCAGGCGCGTTGTTTGGTTGAATTAAACCATCTGACTGTATATTACTGTTTCCTTTACTAAATATATGTTTAAAAATTCCGGCATTTGTTTGAAGGTTGTTTATAAAAATCCATGTAGACCATGTGAATTCAAGACCATCCGTTGCGTTAACAGACCTGTAAATAGTAACAGCTCCATTATTGCTGGGGTCTTGTGGAAAAACTATCATTTGTGTCGCGTCAACCATTCCATTAATAAGTAGCGGTGACTCATTAGGCTTTAAGAAATAAGCCATTAAAGATATACCTGCCCGTAATAATATAATAAATGCGAAAATTACTAATATTAAAAATGCGAACTTAGCTACTAAACTATTTGATTCTAAAAATTCACGAGTTCCAAAAGTTCCTCTTCCACTCGTTGAAAATGAATTATATGTTCCGTAATCACTCATTATATATATTAAATAAATAAGAAAAAATAAGTTCTAAATAATTTTAAATAGTAACAGTACTTTGTGTTTGTCCATTCTCAACTAAAGATAATTGTATTTGGTATGAGTTTAATGAACTCATCCAGCTTCCATATCCTTGCGTGTAAATATTCCAAGCTTGTTGAGGATTTAATGCATCTGGATAATATTGTAATTTAGAAGTCCAACCATCAAATCCTCCAGCCGGCGTAACATAAATGTTAGAGTTATTATTTATGCTAGCGACTCCAGGCAACAAGCACGTTCTAACTAACTTGCCGTCAATATAAACATCCATAGAACGTCCGTAAACACTTACAATTAAATTAACCCATTTTTGTATAGGAACATTTGCTACGCTACACGTGTGAACTACTGTCGAACCTCCAGGAGTTGTAGGTTCTTGGTCAAGACCGGGGAAACATCCTAAAGAAATAGAAATGTTATTTTCAACAGGGTCTAAAACAACTGCGGGGCAAGGATCTAAACCATTGACTCCAGAAATAGAACCCGTTCCTGGGGAGCTTAACGCTCCCATTCTACCAAAGATTACCTTGGGTTCGCCATATCTATAATTCCAATTATTTACGTAAAACCAAACAGAATAGGCAAAATTGCTTGAAGGAACATTTGAACCATTTGTTGCTAAAGATGTGGCAGAAATTGTAGAAGTCGTTTGTCCGCTTTGAATACCTTGCAAAGTGTAAGGGTCCGAAACTAAATATTTAATTAACATAAATATTAAAACAATTACCACAATTATTATAACAATACTTAAAGGACTCATTGTATAATATAGATTTAGAAATTATCTACTTAATTTAAGAATTTAAATATTTTTATTAGTTTTTAAATAAAATCTGCTTAATTAAACAAATTTCTATGTTAAATTATTCAGTGTTATATGTTAAATTAAACAAATTTCTATGTTAAATTATTCAGCGTTATATGTTATACGTTAATATTGTTGTGTTTGATTCGTTTGTGGTAGGAGGGGTTTTAAATTTTACTGAATTATATAAATTATGAATTTTAGAAGCCGTTAAAGGTTTATTAAAATAAATAACGTTACATATACCCCCTTTTAATCCATTATTTTCACCTATCGTTAAACTATCGATGGTATAGTATGGCACTACCCCTATATCAGATTTTACTAACTCGCCATTAATAAAAACGTCTAAAACCCCGCCATTATAGTTTATAATGATATTGTTCCATTTTTGAAGAAGTATATCTTTTGATTTGTACATAATTCGGTTACCATTATCATCTAATTCTATAAATTTGTTGTGTGAATTTTTTTCAATATCTTTTTGACGCATTGTAACCATTAAAGTGTTTATTTTTCCGTTATAAAGAACGTTTGGTTTGTCTCCAAAATTTAATAATGAGGTGTATTTATCATATGACCCGTTTGTATTTGGTCCAACCGCATCTATAAATACCCAAAATGATAACGCATATTGATATGTTGGTAAATAGTTACCACTTGCGTCTTTAGAATCCCCGTTTAATTCTTCATAAGTTGCTAAAGAATATTGACTATTAGTATAAACAGGTTTATTGACCAGTTGTTTCCCGCCTTGTAAATTAAATTTATTAAATAGAATAGGTAGTCCAAAATATGCAATAATTAGTAGAATAGTTACTGCCAACATTATTAATGAACCGGCAGTGTCCGCATTTATTCCTCCTGTCGCGAACCTACCTATTAGGTCAAACATGTCACTAAATACGCACGGAATGTAAAATAGTAAATTAATTATAATATTAAAAAATCCATTTTTTTTAGAATTACCTACAGGTAAATTAACATTTATTGTTTTATAAATAAGACCAAGTATAAAAATAACAAGAAACAAATTTAAAACAAAACTTGCGATACTTGAGCTGCTAGAAAGATTTTGTATATTATAAACAAGCCAAAAAATAATTAATCCAGATATAATTGTACCAAACAACATTAATAACGCACGTTTAAAAAAATTTATGTAGTCTACATCGACTTTTTTATTGGTAAATTCTGGAAATAAGTTACTTGCAATTAATGTAGACCATATGCCGCAAATTACGAGTAATATAATTAACGTGCTTCCTGCCAAGGCTGGATTTGAAAAAAACCCGCCGGGATATGTAGAAATCAAAATTGTTACAATAATTAAAAATATAATAAATGAAATAGTTCCATATACAGAAAATTTAGAGAAGTTTTCAAATAAACTGCCTGTTTTTGCGTTTGCGTTTGATTCTGGTTGTTTGTTATCATTAAATGTCAATAGAATAATTAAATACAACAATGCGAAAACAGATATTATAATTGTTAGTAATAAACTGTATCCAAAAGAGTTAGAAATAAATCCTCCAGGGTCTATATTATAATAAACAATATAGCAAGTAATTAAACAAAAAATCATAATAATAGTTTTAATTCGTTCATAGTTTATGTTAAATTTTTCAATATAGTCAGTTTTCGCGGCTTTATAAAAAGAAAATAAACCTAGAACTATAGTTATAGGTGTTATATAAGTTGCATAACTATTTAAAGTCTCTCTAGGCATTAGTGTTAAAAATAAAATAAGAAATATAGTATACAATATTACATAAGTAACACTGCTAATTTGTTGAAACAAAGCTTTAAATTCTTTAAAATTAGGCAATAATATAAAACATAGTAAAAATACAATTAATGAGAAAAATAAAATAATAAAAATATCAGATACTACTTCATTTTGCGAATTAACCTTTGGCGTAGAAGAAAAATTTATAGGGACTTTAAAAAAAATTAAACACATCATAATGATAAGAAAAATAATCATAGCTACAAGAGGATAAACCACCGTTGGAGTTTTTAATTTAGATAAAATATTTGTATTTTCTTTAGGGTTATCCATATATTATTATAATACAATATTATTTCATATAATATTTACTTATTTCATGTAATATTTACTTATTTCATATAATATTATTTCATTTTATAAATTGAGATAAGTATAAGTTATACTAAATTTATTACATATTTTCACTTGCGGTTTTTTTCCCGTGACAGTTGCGACACAAAGCAATTAAGTTTTGTACATCATTCCCTCCACCATATTCTAAACGTACCTTATGGTCTATCTCGAATGTATGGTCTAACTGTGAATCGCAATCACCACATTTCCAATCTTGTTGAGCCGCAACGTATTTTTTTTTTGTTTCACTTACTGAGCGCTTTGTGCCATTTTTCCCTGAGTTCGCAATTCTTGTTTCATTATTTCGAAAACCTGAAGACGAATTTGTTCCTCCTATTCCATTAAATGATTCCATGAAACTAGCGTTCTCATTTGTTGAAGTAAAATCAAATATAGGACTTAACATATCCATAGATGTTTTATCTATTGGCATAAACTTTACTATATTATTCGCATATAATAACATGTTTCGTCCTTGATTTGGATTTCTTTTTAATAATAAGTAAATACCGATTCCTAGACAAACATAAAATATCATTTTATAATATTTTTTAAATGAAAACAATAATTTTGTATATTTACCATCAGTGTATGCGTTGTATACAAAAAATGCCGTTATTCCTAACACAAATATTTCTAATCTCATATATATTATTTAATATTAATAAAATAATATATTATTTACCCTTTATATTTAACCATTTTATATTTAAGTATGGGTTTTTGATTATTTTTTTTGGACTGGTTTTTTATTGTTAGTAAAATTTTCTTGACCAAACGCCCCTTGCAATTTAATTGTGTTAAGCATGCTACTTTGGCTGCGGGATAAACGCATAAAACCAATAACTGCCAACAACATAATAATATAAGGTAATAAAACTAAAAACCAAGATGCGGATTGATATCCCTTACTACATAACCAGGCTAAAATAAATGTCCAAGCGAACGCAAATATAAGTTTCATAAATACAGCTACGATTCCGAGACCATTCATTAAAGAGATTAAACAAGCTATGACAGCGATTGCAAAATATATTTTTGCAGGAGTGCAAAGTTTAGAAAAATCCTTGTTCATTTTATAATATACCATTAGATTTTTATTTTTTTTTGAAATGTAAAAAAATCGCCTTTTTAAATCTTTTTACTCTTGGTTTACGCTTAAATGAAAAGGATATTCTCGAGTTATTTTTTAAAGTTTTTTTTACCATTTTTGTTCTTTTTTTAGCCCTTTTTGTTCTTTTTTTTATACCACTAGCTGCCGGAGAAGTATAGTTATTTGGGATTATTGTTTTATTATTGTTTTGAACTTTCGCATAAATTAAACTACCTAAATCTTTTAAATCTGAATACAACATATTCATATTAATAGGGTCGTGTCTTGGGTCATATAAATATTTAACAAATATAAATTTTATTTTATCGAATATTTTAATTTCGTTTTCTTTTAATGATTTGTAATTATTCGTTAATAATTCAATCATCGGATAATACACACTAATAAAGCCCCAAATATCAACAATTTTTATAAAAACATTGTCAAAATAGTCTCTTAGATTTAAACTACCATCTTTTCTAAATTTAGTAAAATGAACTAATACATTTACAATATAATTTACGATATAGTCCATTGTTATTTGAGTTTCGATAACTTTTGGCAGTAAGCTTGGTGAAACAGTGTTTAGGTCATTACTAAATAAAGAATACATTATTTCATTGATAAATTTATAATGACCCGCGCCTCTTTCTTTCATCCAAAAATTAATGTAATCTATGACAAAGGGTTTTAACTCTGATTCTCCAGGTTTACCACCATCTTTTATAAATTTTGTATATTTTTCAATGAAAGAATCTGAAAATATAATTACTGAAAAAGGCACATTAAATTGAAATGGTCTGTTTCTCCACGTTTTTGGAAATGGGTTGTTTTTAAATGGAACATATTGAGTAGAAAGCCCCCAGTCAATTAATCTTGTCTTTACTTCACTTTTATTATCATTTTTATCATCATTTTTATCATCAATTAAAACATTTGAATCTTTTATATCTGCATGATATACATTTTTTTCATTCATTGCAACAATTCCTTTTTTCAATAACTCAACTAAACTAATATGTACCAAATACATTTTTTCGAATGAGCCATTATCATATAAATAATCGTCAACAGGTATACCGCCATTTGGCATATTTATCATCAGTAATTTATCCAAATTTTCATTTATATTATTTTTGTTTATATTATCTTTAGGTAACGCAGTACATTTTTTTGTAAAATCTTTTAAATCATTTTCTGTTAATTTTGTCGGTTTACATATTGAAAAGTTATTTAGTATAAAATAATCTTTATAGTTTGGAATTACATCTAATTTATCTTTAATACCATTAATTTCTTCATACTCTTGGGTAGCGTGTTTTTCTGTCATTAATTTTGTAATTTTTCCGGTTTCTCTCTTTGATGTTCCTTCGCATTTTAAGGCAGGATTAAAAACGCACCCAAAACCTCCAGAGGCTATAGCTTTACCGCCTTTTGTATTTATATTATTAGTCATTATGTATATAATATGTATACATAATAATTGGGTTTTATTTATCATACAAATAATAAATGGTTCCTACAATTCCGGCAATAATTGTCATATAAATTATTTTCTCTTTAATTTTATAATATTGAGCTAACTTTACATCTTGAGATTTATAATTATCGTAATAATTTACAAAAAAATCATTAAGTGTTATTTGAGGTTTTTCTAGTTTTTCGTTTATCTTATTATGAATAAAATGCATCCATCTCACTAAAGAATCTCTATTATCTAAATAAGGAGCAACCGGATATTTATCAATCAACCTACTAAACTCGCCTGATATTTCTTCAACTGGCATGAATATTGGAAGATTTTGGATAAATTCGTAAAATTTTTTTTTTGTTACCGTATTTGGATGGTGCGGGTAAGTCATCGCTACTGTATGAAAAAAAAACCAAAAATGGGGTCCCCATACCTTAGGGTCTAGATATACTGTGGTCGGCATTATTATTTTCTACTATAAAAATAATAATTATTAAACTATATTCGAATACAAACTTTTGTTAAACCAAATGTTGTAAAATAAATGATGAAAATAATTATTTAAACGTTTATTTATATTTAATAATAATAATAATGATAATGAATAAGAATACAATTCAATGCAATAACTGTGGTAAGCAGGGTCATTTATTTCATCAATGTAAGCTGGCGATTACCAGTTATGGTATAATAGTTTGTCGACCAAGTTTAAATGGGTTACAGTTTCTAATGCTAAGACGAAAAGATAGTTTTGGTTATATTGATTTTATTAGAGGTAAATATTCTCCTTATAATGTTTATCAAATTCAAAATATTGTGGATGAAATGTCTAATTCCGAAAAAGAGAGAATACTTACAACTCCTTTTGAAGAACTTTGGAAAAATATGTGGGGCGCAACTGTTAATATAAATCAATTTAAAAATGAAGAGGCAACATCAACAAAAAAAATGGAGACAATAAAAAATGGAGTAAACTTAAATGATACAATTGTTACTCTTAACGATATAATTAAAAAAAGCACAACTAATTGGGAAGAAACTGAATGGGAATTCCCAAAAGGAAGACGAAATCATAAAGAAAAAGATTTAGAATGCGCATTGAGAGAATTTGAAGAAGAAACTGGCATTCTACAATCCAAAATTACTATCATTGAAAATGTTTTACCATTTGAAGAAATATATATCGGAACAAATCATAAGTCATACAAACATAAATATTTTTTAGCTTATTCAAATGATACCATAGATTTTTTAGACAATTATCAAGTTACTGAGGTTAGCAAATTAGAATGGAAAACAATAGACCAATGTTTAGAATCAATAAGACCATATAATTTAGAAAAAAGAAAATTAATTACAAATATAAATAAAGTATTACAAGAATATAGATTATATTCATAATATATAGTATTAATGACAGAAAACCCAACAAAAAAGAAACCCTTTATTATTGAATCTTCGCAAGACGATAGTGACGATTCAATAGCATTATCGGACAACCGTTCCACCTTAGTTCCATCAAGTGAATCCACTCCACTATCTATTGACTTACAACAAGATTTTGAAAAAATAAATTGTAATGATGAAAATTATTATTCAAATGAATGTAATAAATTTTTGATAAAAAAAGAAATTCTTGAAGGAAATTATCTTTCTGAACATTCCGAAGAAAACCCTTACCTTTATCCTAATTTAAATGATACAAACTTTAATATCAAGATAGCTAATAAAAAAGAGTTTAATGATACAAAATATGATGGCACAATTCATAGTAATATTAAGGAACAAGCGGATATAATAGCCAACGCAGACTATGAGTTACAACCGCATCAGGCATTTGTAAAAAATTATATGTCATTTCAAACCCCTTATAGTAGTTTACTGCTTTATCATGGATTAGGGTCTGGTAAAACTTGTAGTGCCATTGGCGTGTGCGAGGAAATGAGAGACTATATGAAGCAAATGGGAATTACAAAACGAATTATTATTGTTGCCTCTGAAAACGTTCAGGATAACTTTAAATTACAGTTGTTCGATGAAAGAAAACTAAAAATTGTTGATGGTGTTTGGAATATTAGAGCGTGTACAGGAAATAAACTTATTAAGGAAATTAACCCTATGAATATGGATATACCAAAAGAAAAAATTATTAGCCAAATTAAAAATTTAATCAATACATATTACATCTTTTTAGGTTACGGACAGTTCGCAAATTATATAATTAAAACAATAAACTATAGTGAAGAACTAGAAAGAGAGAAAAACAATCAAAGAAAAGGACTGAATAATAAAAGTAAAGTCCAAACTCTTAAAGATAACAAAGTTAAACTAAATAGTAGAATTATTAAAAGATTACGTAATGAGTTTAATGGTAGATTAGTTGTAATTGACGAAGTTCATAATATACGTAAAACCGACGACAACGAAAATAAAAAAGTTGCCATCAATCTTGAATTACTTGTTAAGGCTACAGAAAATTTAAGGTTTTTACTTCTCTCCGCAACACCAATGTATAATAGTTATAAGGAAATTGTTTGGTTGTTAAATTTAATGAATACAAATGATAAACGTAGCAGAATAGAAGTAAAAGATATTTTTGATAAAAATGGCAATTTTAAAAAAAATGGCGAAGAAACTCTTATTAGAAAGGCAACCGGTTATATTTCATTTGTTAGAGGTGAAAACCCTTATACATTTCCCTTTAGAGTTTATCCTAATGAATTCGCAAAAGAAAATACATTCCCCGCAATTAGTTACCCGTCTTATCAAATGAATTTAAAAAAAATACCACACGAAGATAAAAAACGTATTTTAAGTTTATATTTAAACAAAATTGGTAATTGTAGTAATTGCGGTAAATGTCAATATTGTGTTTATAAATATATAATATATAATTTAAGAAACAAGAGCTTTTCAATTACAACAAGAACAGGCGTTGTTAGAGATATGCCTAGTTTTGAAAATATGGAATCTTTTGGCTACACAATGTTGCAAACTCCATTGGAATCTCTTATTATATCTTATCCTGTTCCGGGTTTAAAAAGTATATTAGATGAAATACCTTCAGAGAAGTTCTCCGAGGAGCTATCTAAAAGTTTTTCGGAATCTGAAAATGAATCAAACCAAGATTATGACCAAGATTACGAGAACGACGAATTTGTTATGGAAAATAATGAAGAAGATGAAGATGAAGAAAAACCCGCATTACCAAATATTAATTTTAAAAAACCTTTAATAATAGAGTATTCAGATGATGAAGACATCAATTCAAAAAACACTAATAAAACATTAGTTGATAGTAATAGAACATTAGTTGATAGTAATAGAACATTAACTAAAGGTCCGGATGTTTCAAATAATACAGATAGAACATTAACTGAAGGTAGTTATAATTACAATAAAAATGTTTCGAATAATACAGATAAAACTTTGGTTGAAACCGAATCACAAATAACTAAAACAGGCGGAACAAAAGCAACTACTATGATTGACCCACATCAACTAACAGGAAAAATTGGGTTAGATAGAATGATGAATTTTGTTGATGAAAAATCTCCTCCTCAAAAAGGCGACTTCGAATACAAAAAATCAACAATTACTGAATATGGAAAGATTTTCTCTCAAGAATTAATAGGTAATTATAGTTGGAAAATAAAATCTATATTAGATAAAATAGTAGACCAGAAAACCGGAACAATTGGCGAAGGAGTTATATTAGTATATTCACAGTATATAGATAGTGGGTTAATACCAGTTGCTCTTGCCCTTGAAGAAATGGGACTTACTAGATATGGACAAAATGTTAAACCATTATTTAAAAACAAACCTTCAGACGTTGTAGATGTAAGAACAATGAAACCTCCAACCGATAAAAAAAATTTCATGCCAGCGAGGTATTCTATGATTACGGGCGACCCACGATTATCTCCAAATAATGATTATGAAGTGAAAGGCGCAACCGGGGAGGATAATAAAGATGGAAATAAAGTAAAAGTAATTTTAATTTCAAAGGCAGGGTCAGAAGGAATTGATTTAAAGTTTATTCGTCAAGTTCATATATTAGAACCATGGTATAATATGAATCGAATTGAACAAATTATTGGTCGGGCAGTTCGGAATTTCTCTCATAAAGACTTACCTTTTGAAAAAAGAAACGTAGAAATTTTTATGTATGGAACAATATTAGAAGATAATAAAGAAGAAGCTGCGGATTTATATGTATATCGTGTGGCAGAATATAAAGCAATTCAAATTGGAACTGTTAGTAGGGTTTTAAAAGAAACGGCGGTTGATTGTATTATAAATCACGACCAAACTAATTTCACACAAGAAATAATGAGCGCAAGCCTTAAAGAACCGATTACGCAAATTTTATCTAATGGAATGACACTAACCGACTTTAAAGTAGGAGACGCGCCATTTTCTCCTGCATGCGATTATATGGCATCATGCGATTATTCTTGTAAACCAGATAAAAAAATTAATGAAGACGATTTAAATGAAGATACCTACGATGAAAAATTTATTATGATGAATTCTGAAAAAATTTTACAAAGAATTAGAATGCTTATGAAAGAAAGTTTTTTTTATAAAAAGGATGTATTAATAAACTCAATTAGAACACCGAAAGAATATCCTTATGTTCAAATATATTCAGCTTTAACCCAACTTATAGAAGATAATAATGAATTCATAGTTGATAAATATGGGAGAAATGGTAGATTAATAAATATTGGTGAATATTACTTATTTCAACCTGTTGAATTGAGAGATAAGAATGTTTCAATATTTGATAGGTCCGTTCCAATAGATTATAAGCATTCAATGATTAATTTTGTAGTAAAAGGAGATATTGTTAAGCCTGTAATAGACAAAAGAAATGTAAATGCGGTTCTTATTGAAGAAGAATCTTTACTATTTCCAGAGGGGAAAAAAATTATAGATGAAATGACTGTAAACTTAAATATTAGCAAGGATTTTTCAAAACAACTAAAAGTCCCAAGAGGCGATGATAATTGGTATAAACATTGTGGTCTTGTTATGAAAAGATTTGTGAAAGAATACCCAGAAACAAAAGGAGATATGCTAATAAAGCTTTTAATAGAACATATGATAGACTTGCTTTTATTTGAATCAAAACTAGAAGTAATGAATTATCTATATTCATTATATGTTATTAAAAATGGTACATTCGAATGGTTTGCGAAGGAATACTTTGATAAAAATACGATTGTCACAAAAAACCTTAAGGCTATAGTTATGTATAAATTAAATAAACGATTTATTATGATATTGAATGAAAATAATAAATGGGTTCCTTCTGAACCGGAAGATGAGAGAGAAATAGCCATGTCAATAGAAGGAAAGGAGGCATTGACTTTTAAAATAGAAGATTACAATAAAATAATTGGGTTTATTGGTTATGAGAAAAGCAATAGATATATGGTATTTAAAACAAAAGATATGACATCTAATCGTGATACAGGAGCGAGATGCGATGAATCAGGTAAAGAAAAAACAATGAAAAAAATAAATGAAATTATTGGTGAAACAAAATATACTAATGAAACTACCAAGGCAACAAAAGATGAAAATGGAAATATTACAAGAGAATCAATCGGTCATGTAGAGTTATGCGTGATTCAAGAATTTGTGTTAAGATATTTTGACGCAATTAAGAGAGATAATAAAAAATGGTTTTTAACACCTGAAATGGCAATATATTTTAAACTTTATAAAGTGAATGTTTAAGTTAATTATATTTTATTAAATAAAATTGAGAGAAAATATAATTAAAAGATAATATGTATATAAAATATAGCAATGGAAAAACCAACACAACAAAAAATCAAGCGAAGAGACGCAAAATTACAGACAATATATTCTAGATGTTTAATTACTAGAAATGTTGTATTGCCTATTACTGCCATTGGAAAAAATATAAGGGAAACGATTGAAGAAAATATAAAGGCAAGCTTTGAAGGCAAATGTGTTGTAGAAGGGTATATAAAACAAAATTCTTCAAAAATCGTTACTTATTCTAGTGGGCTAATTATTAGAGGAAATTTGATTTCATTTGAAGTAGTTTTTGAGTGCGATATTTGCTTTCCAGTTGAAGGAATGCTTATTTCTTGTGTGGCGAAAAATATAACGAAGGCTGGTATTAGAGCCGAAAGCGCAACGGATGTCCCATCGCCTATTGTTGTTTTCGTTACAAAAGACCATCATTATAACTTAGCCTATTTTTCAGAAGTTCAAGAAGGCGATAAAATAAATGTCAGAGTTATTGGACAACGTTTCGAACTAAATGATAAGTACATATCAATTATTGGTGAACTAATTAAAGAAAAAGAACCATTTGTTTTAAAATCAAAACAGGTTTCTAAACCTAGGATTGTAATAGAAGATTAGTAATTTACTTATTTATAATTCACGCTTAAACAATATTAATTTTAATTATTAATTTAAAAACAAATTATTATATAACATATCAATAGCAATGGAAACATTTTTTTCTACAAATGAAATAAACAATTACTCTGTTAGTGAGTTGAATTATATTAGAGAGTCTATAGAAAATATGAATAAATTTAACCAGGTTGAAATTTTAAGGATTCTTAATAAAAATAATAATGTTACGCTAAATGAAAACAAATATGGTATACATATAAATCTTTCTGAAGTTAAAAAAGAAATTTTAGATGAACTAACCGTTTATATTAACTATGTTAATACACAAGAGATAACATTGAAGACGATTGAACAGCAAAAAGAAGATTATAAAAATACATATTTTTCAAAAGATATTAAAGATAATTGCAAAATATTATCAACTATCAAATAAAATGGCACAATATAATGATGTATCAAAAGAAAAATATAATGATGTATTAAAAGAAATACAATATTATATTTTAAATGAAGAAAATATTAAAGGGTATTTAGAAATGAAAATAAAATATGTTAAAAAGCAAAAACCTTTTACATCTATAGATACATTTCAAAAAATACAAAACAAAATTTTTATTCCTCGTGAACAAGATACTTTATTTTGGTGTTTTTATATAATACAAAATGGAGATTTAAAATATGAAACAATGTATAATAAAAATGATATTGTTGCAAGACAAATGAAAATAGAATACATTGATATAATAAGAAAAAACAAACAAATTATAAAGACATATAAATTTGATTCAATTAGTAACATTGAAAATAACCTAGCGAATGAAAAAAGTTTGAACATCAACTCTTTTTTAACATTATGCGCAATCTTAAACATTAATATATTATTTGTTAATAACAAAACCTACTATGAATCATTTATGAACGATACTGAACCCATATTTATAATTTACTGTTTAAATAATACAGAAACTAATAAAGGAAATAAAAATTATAGTTTGCGATATGGTTTTGAGAAATCAACAAAGAGCAATGTTAGCAACATAAAATCGACGCTTTACAAATTAGATAACATAGCCAAACCTATTAAATCAGTTTCTTCCTATAATATTTCAGAATTAGTTGAAATATGTAACAAATTAGCAATTGAAATTAAAAACGTAAAAACTGGAAAAAATAGGCAAAAAAAAGAATTATATGAATCAATTATTCAATATTTTTAAATTTAAAA